TGATACTCGATTTGCTGACGATAAGCCCTACGCTCACGATATTCGCTATCAGGTGACGGTCATTGATCGAAACCCGGACAGCGAGATCCCCCTCAGGATTCTCAGTCTGCCTAAGTGTACGCACTCTAGGACATTTCCTGCTGATGATCTGAACCATAACGTTTTCAATCTCTATTTCTAGGAGTAATAGTGGCTAAGCTTACGTGGGATAACGCCGGCGAGCGTTTCTATGAGACGGGCGTCGATCACGGCGTTCTCTACATTCCCGATCCTTCTACTGGCGAGTACAACAAGGGCGTTGCTTGGAATGGTTTGACTAGTGTCTCGGAGACGCCTTCGGGTGCCGAGCCAAACCCCCAGTACGCCGATAACATCAAGTACCTTAACCTTGTGTCTGTCGAGGAATTCGGCGGAACCATTGAGGCGTTCACGTACCCTGATGAGTTTGGCGTCTGTGACGGGAGCGCCTCCCCGGTTAAGGGCCTGTATGTCGGTCAGCAGCGTCGATCGACCTTCGGCCTTTCGTATCGAACCCGAATCGGCAATGATCTGGTTGGCGATACTCTGGGATACAAGCTGCATCTCGTTTATGGCGCACTTGCTTCCCCGACCGAGAAGCAGTACCAGACGGTCAATGATTCTCCCGAGGCCATGACGCTCAGCTGGGAGTTCACTACTACCCCGGTCCCTGCTCCGAACATGCGTCCTACGTCTAGTCTGACCATCGACTCTCGAACGATCGACTCGACGAAGCTTAAGGCGCTTGAGGACATCCTGTACGGCGCTTCGGCGACTGAGCCCAAGCTTCCTCTTCCCGAGGAGGTCTTCACCACCCTTGGGGTCACCCAGACTCCTGCCTGATAGAAAGGATACAAAGAGTGCTCGAGATCACAACTGTTGAACGGTCTCTGTTTGACGACTCTACGGGTGAGTTCATAGAGTTTGATGGGGGCGAGACAGTGGTTCTCGAGCACTCTTTGTACGCCATTTCAAAATGGGAGGCAAAGTGGGGTGTCCCATTCATCAAGAACGATGAGAAGACCGGGGACCAGGCTCTAGACTACATTAGATGTATGGTCGTCTCTGGGAAATTCCCAGAACCCCTAGAATATTCTATCACTAGCGAACAGCTAACCCAGATTTCGGACTACATCGTCGCTAAAAATTCCGCAACAGCGATCACACACCACGAGACATCCTCGAATAGGGAAGTGGTGACTTCCGAACTAGTCTACTATTGGATGACTGTTCTGAACATACCCTTCGAGTGTGAACACTGGAACTTCAATAGACTTATGACCCTTATTCAGGTGGCGAACGCCAAGAATAATCCCAAGAAGATGTCTAAGAAGGACGCTCTTGCTCGACAGCGAGAGATCAACGAGAAGCGTCGATCACAGTATAAAACTTCTGGATAGGAAGGAGGATGAATGCCACGGATTGAGTGGGATAAAGTAGGAGAACGATATTATAGCTCGGGCGTAGATCGAGGGGTCTTGTACGTCGACGGTAAAGCCGTTCCATGGAATGGGCTGGTCTCCGTAGAGGAGAGATCTACCGGCGGAGAAATCGTTCCAGTGTATCTAGACGGCATCCGAATTCGGAACCTTCCTAATCTTTCCGAATACGAGGCAACTCTGACGGCTTTCTACAGCCCTCCCGAGTTTGATCAGTGCGACGGAATTCTTCAAGCTCAACACCACGGCTTTTATGCCACCAATCAGTCTAGAAAGTCTTTCGGCCTATCCTACCGAACAGGGTTCACTAACGATGTTGGTGAGCAAGGAGCGAAGATCCATCTAGTCTATAACGCGATGGCTGAACCATCCTCTAAGTCCTATGAGACGATCAGCGATGATCCATCCGCTTCATATCTTAAGTGGGACGTCAAGGCAGTTCCAAACTTGGAAATTGGAGGGTTCATTTCTTCGCATTATATCTTCGATACGACTAAGATCGACGACTATATTGTCGAAGCCTTCGAGGATCTTCTCTACGGAACATCCACCACTGTGGGGCGGCTCCCTACTTCTGCTGATATTCAGAAGACATTTGTGGACTCCTGGCATCTTACAGTAACTGATACCGGTAGTGGATACTATGAAATCTCCGGAACGGATCAATCGGTCAAGGACCTCAAGACGGCCTATCGTATTGCAGGACCCACAGTAGTCGATAACAAATCCAACTACATCATCGAATCGGGGTGACCTGTGGCTAAGGATACTTTCTATAGCACAACTCAAATTTCGGAAAAAATCAAAACGGATTTTCGTACACATTCATCTATAAATCCTCTGGGCGGAACCGTCGATATCGATACTCTAAGAGAGTCCAAGACTTGGAGCATCAGCACTTCGAGCGAGATCGTATCTCCCAACTTGCCCTGGAGCGGTCTAAATCAAATCATTTCGGTTTATGCAAATTCTATCGGATCGATAGTCTACCAAGACGCTCTTCTTCTTACGGGCAGCCGTAGAAATAGTAGAGCTTGGCGAGTCCGATGGGCGGGGGCATGGTCGAAGTGGTCTTACGTTAGCGAGAGAAATCTGGAATCGACGCTGCTGTCCTCTGGTGTAGACTTTGACTCGATTAGGACCCCGGGGGTTTATGGGATCCAGTTCCCGAACCATGCGAATTCCCCAATCGAAAAGGTCGGGACCCTAGAAGTTCTTCCCTCGTCCGGTCTGTCCATTCAGAGATTTACAAGCTGGGAGACTCCCAGTCGGGAATTCATTCGACGAGCTATTTCGACATCCTCCTGGGCCTCTTGGGTTGAGCTCCCTTCATCTTCCGAGGTGAAGGCGCTATCAACTAGAGTGGGCTCTCTGGAAGGGCAGATGGGCTCTATAGAGGTATCCTCCGGTGATAAAATTCCCAGGGGCCCCCTCGAGCCCGCCACGGCGGAAGTAACCGTAAAGCCCTCCTCACAAATGGTTGGGGCTATCAGTAATGACCGAACTCGAGTATATAGCTTTCTCGGAAACCCTCCGAAGTACTCGGACGATGACGGGGATACTTGGACGGATCTCACTCTTGTCCCCGGCGGAGTATCAGTCGAGTCGACTATGATTATGGACAACGGAGAGTTGCTCGTGACGGGGCTAATCGGCTCCATTTCTCGCAGAGCCATCTGGGTGTCTAAGGGGAATGGCACATCTACGATGTCTTGGACTAAAGTTTTGGAGGCTCCCTACGCGGGCATCAAGTTTACCCAGGCTTGGTCACAGAGTCAACATGGCCGAATGATCTTCATCAACGAGTATGGCCCAAAAGCAGGTATGGAATGGCCGGGAATTACCGGCCTAGTCCCCAGAGGGGAAGCCGCGGTTCGAACTTATATGTCTATGGATTACGGACAGACATTTCGAGTCATTTTCAATCTGCATGATTGGGTAACTACCGCCGGTGGACGAACTAATTCCGACATGCAACATCTCCACGGAGTGTCTTGGGACCCTTACTGGGACCGAATTTGGATTACTTATGGCGACGGAATGGGCGGCAAGGGATCTAATGGAATTGTATATTCTGATGACCTAGGATCCACCTGGAACTTCGCATACCACACCCCCGAAGGGGCGTCATCATCCGCACAGATGGTGGGTATTCTCCCGATGCCCAAGGTCATTATGTTTTTCGGGGACACTACGCCTGCCGTAGAGAGAATCGATAGGTCCGAGGGAAAGAAGAAATCGACATATACCCTTGTTACTGCGTATTCTTCGACCGCCGAAGGCGCGCCTAAACACCTTTGTCAGGGATATCATAGGGGGTCTCGGGTGGGCGATGATGCGCCTGCTCTTATGGCTTTCGGGACCGAAGGGGCCGTTGGACAAGACTTTGTGGTGGCCACCATGGACGGCATTAATTTTAAGGAGATCTGGCGAAACACGGCTAGCGTTCCCGCGGGATACGGTGTGAGATCGGCCGTAGGCCCAACCGTTAGTGGCAATTTCCTAGTGTCGACAAATGCTAACGGTGGGGTCACGGGACAGTGGGCAATGATGAAGATCCCCGCTACCGGTTATTAAATAGATAGGACTATCAAATGGCTAGGGATTTTTTCTATAGCGTCTATCAGATGAATTCCAAGCTTGAGCAGCTCGCGATTCAGATCGACGCTATCAATTCGCGAGACGGAGCTGGACCATCTACCCCGGAAGACGGAACGACCGCATCTTATATTTCTCAGACAACGTCATTGACTAGAAAGATGCTAGACAGTCTTTATGGATCGGTGACCACGGTATCCAAGGCTGTTGCCGACATCGCTCGACGCCCGGAAATTCACCCGGTAAAGCCGGGAGATTCGATTCAGGACGCGGTTAATGCCGCGGCAGGAAAGTATCCGGTACGTCTTCTCACCGGAACCCACAAACCTACAGGGTCTATCAGCGTTCCCCCAGGAACTAGTTTTGAGGGAGAGCCTGGAGCAATCCTCGATCTGTCTTCGACTACAGACGGAGGATCATTCAAGGGGGGAGGGGTTGTTAGCTCACCAGTTAGTCTTTCTTCCGACGCTCTTGGTGATACATCTACGGTGATCCTTTCTGCGACCATTCCGGACTTGGCCGTCGGCGACTTCCTCAAAATTAGTAGCGATAAAGTTTTTGGGTCTACTAATCAGAAGGAAGGTGAAATCGGAAGAGTTTCGTCAATTTCCGGAACCACAATCACTCTTGAGGATCCTCTGTCATCCAACTATCGAATGGCGGACAACCCAGTAGCCTCTCGAATGGTTATGGCCGAGAATGTCTCTTTTAGAAATCTCATCATCAAGGGACCTTCTGACGCTGCTCGAGGCACGGTCGGCTTTTATTTTACTGGAATGTATAATCTGCGTTTCCAGAACATCTCTACAGACAACCTTACACAGGGCGGGGTTTATATTTCCGACTGCTTGTCAGTAGACTTCCTTAGTTGCTCTTTCAATGATGCTCTACGAGCCGGCTTCGGGTACGGAATCGCGATTCTCTATGCTAGTCAGGACATTAGCGTCACGAACTGCTTTGGAAGGAAGCTGCGCCATCTAGTCACTGTTGGCGGAGGATCTAGTTCTTCTGGGATTCCCCGACGCATTTCGGTTCAGGGATGCGTGGGCTCTCAGCTTGACGAGGCCGGATTCGATGTTCACCCCGCAGGCGAATTCATCACGTTTACCGGGTGCCACGTTAAGGGTTCTGCGGTAGATGGTTTCGTTCTTCAGGGGGGATCCACCACGGTCAGTGGGTGTATTGTGGAGAACGTGGCTCGACATGGCATTTTCGTTCAGCCACTGACTATTCGAGGGGTGTCAACCACCCTTATCGGGAACGACATTCGTCTGGCTTCGGGAATCGCCATCTATGTTGCCATGAACGCCGGATGGGTCGGTTCAGGCCACTTCGTCTGTAGCGGAAACAATGTTTATTTCTGTGCAAAGGGAGTCGAGGTCGACTCTGGCGGAGTGGTTGCGGCTAACTATACCGGCATTTCGGTGACGGGAAACGTCGTTTTTACCAGCGCAGGAACTGGAATCAGGATTAGCGGATTCCCGTCGTCTTCAGTCACGGGTAATCGAATTCGAATCCAGGCATCTGGTCAGTTTGGAATTTCCATGATTGGATGCCCCGTGTCTACGGTTAGCGGCAACGCGATTGACGGTCGAAGTCTCGCAGATCGTTGCATCAACCTCGCGCAGTCTGATAACACTGCTGTGTCCGGAAATTCGCTTTATCGAGCGAACATCGGAGTGTATCTAGACGACGTCACCAACATCGCTTATGCGGGTAACGCCAATACTTGCGCCACCAAGCTTCGGCAGGGCGGCAATGCCCTTACTAACATCTGATAGAAAGGGGTATATTTTATGCCGCACATGCGACAATACAGACGCGACATTGGAAGCTGGGCGATCGTGATTGGCGTTTATTGCGTGTATCTTGGAATCACCTGGTTTATTTTCCCAACCAATTCCAGGGCCTCTGGAGTGGAGTGGATCAATAATTCCTCCTTCCCGGTATCAAACCTCAGTGCGTATCACGTTTCGGTCTGGTGGACTATTGGTGACATTTTGTCTATCGTTGGGGGCATATTTAGTAAGTTCAAGATTCTAAGCATGCTCTCAATCACCACTTCCATCTTCTTCCCTTCTATGGTGGCGGTCATTTTTCTAGGCAGCTGGATAGACGGATCTAGTAAGACTGGTCTGATATCTGCCGGGTCCTATATCTTCCCGTCTATAGTAATGATGCATGCCATCTGGAAAGAGTCATACAAGCTTCGAAAGGGTCTTGTCGAGGTCCCTATCTCGGAAGTGACTGGAGAAATGAAAGCGGTTGAATAGATGCAAATGGATCCGGGAGCAATAGTCACAGTAATTGGATCCGTTCTGGTCGCCGCTATTACCGGAGTAATGGCCGTATGGAAGTCTCGAACCGACAACGCAGCCGTTACCGTTAAGAGCGAACTTCTTAGTCTTCACGAAAGAGCCGATAAACAGGAAGAGCGAATTGAAAAGCTCGAAGAAAAGCTTGAAGAGGAGCGAAAGAAGAGGCTTACGGCTGAGGAAGAGAATCATCAACTTCACGGAATTATTCGTGATCAGAAAGAGGTTCTTACTGACTGGAACGAGGTCGGGGACTACCTAGACGCAAACTTTAAGGGTGTAGTACCATACACATGGCGTCTTCGCCAAGAACGCGCTAGACACGAACAGACACTATACAGACAGAGAAAGGAGCAGGGTAATGACTGACTATATCGTCGTTGACGGCCCGCTCGTCGCTAATATGGAAAACCCTGACGGAACCCGCTTTAATGCCGGCGTCCTTCCCGAGGGAACTAAGATCTTCGGAACTGGACGAAAGGACGGGGTTTGGGTAGAGGGGTCTTCGCCCTACCAGAAGTCCAAGGGGGCGAAGGCGTGGTATCACAAGGACTACCTTGCTCCGGCATCGAAGGCCCCCTCTCTTGCGACCCCTTCTCAGCAGCGGGAAGCTAAGGCCATGGACTGGTTCTGGGGAGTTGCCGGTCGAGCCCTTGATGTCGATAAGGTCCCCTATGATCAGCCTGCCCAGTGTGTCGACGTCCCCAAGGACATGGCGCACAAGCTTTTCGGAGCTCCTCTTCGAGCATATGGAAACGGCAAGGATGTTGCTTACAACATGGGCGCCCTTCCGGGCTGGACTCGTCTTCGGTATAAGCCGGGAATGATGCTTCATGCCCTGGACATTCTTTCCGCAGGAGATCCTTATGGCGTCGCATACGAGAAGCAGCCCGACGGGACTCGAAAGCGCGTTGAGTATGGCCACACCGCGGTACAGATTAAGGACAGCAAGTCCCTGATTGTCGCCCAGCAGGACGGGTTTGACTCTTCGACGGTCGTTGTTAAGAAGACCATTAGCCCTGAGGGCATGCTGTGGGTTGCTCGACCGCCGTTTGTCTCGGACAAGATCCCGGTGGGGTCCGATTCCACCCAGACGCATACCATCGAGCCCGGAGACACCATGTGGTCTATCGGTATTCGTTACGGGGTCTCTGTGGGGGTTCTTCGCTCCCTTAACCCCAAGGTCGATCCCCTCGAGCTCAAGCCGGGCAGCAAGATTCGGGTCGCTTGATCAAAATGGAAGTAATCTACACTTGGCAGGAGCGTCATGATCTCATTCAGTCACTCGGGGTCCTTTAAAAACCTCGAAAAGTTCCTCCGGGATTCCTCTGGAGGTAAGGTTGGACGGGGTCTTGACGCTCTTGCCGAGCGTGGAGTTGCCGCATTGGCAGCAAACACCCCCACGGAATCGGGTCAGACTTCTAATTCTTGGGGGTATGAGATTGAGCGTCGTAGAGGGCGACTGACCATCACATGGACGAACAGTCACGTGGTCAATGGCGTTCCGATTTCTATCATTCTTCAGTACGGACATGCTACTGGAACCGGAGGTTATGTTCGGGGGCAAGACTATATCAACCCCGCTATCAAACCTATATTTGACGACATCGCAGAACAAGTTTGGAAAGAGGTGACCCGATAATGGCGACTATTGACGAGCGCGTCGTCTCAATGAAGTTCGACAATAAGCAGTTCGAGGGTGGAATCGCAAACACTCTCAAGTCCCTCTCCAATCTCAAGGAGAAGCTTGCTCTGCCGAACGCTGCTAACGGTCTTGAAGAGATCGAGGCTTCTAGCAAAAGAGTTACGTTCTCCGGCATGGCCGCGGGCCTTGAGGGGCTCTCTGGAAAGTTCCTGGCTCTTAGCACCGTAGCTCTCACGACGCTTTCTAACATTACTAATCGCGCTGTAAACGCCGGCATTCAGCTTGGTCGATCTTTCACCGTAGAGCCCATCATGGACGGCTTCCGAGAGTACGAGCTGAAGATGGGTTCGATTCAGACCATCTTGGCCAACACCTCTCGTCACGGAACAACCCTCGAAGAGGTCACTCAGAACCTAGACGCTCTGAATGAATACGCCGACAAGACGATTTATAATTTCGGCGACATGACCAAGAACATTGGTTTGTTCACAAACGCCGGAATCAAGGTCGACGAAGCGACGTCGATGATTAAGGGCTTCTCTAATGAGGCCGCTGCATCGGGCACCAATGCTCAGGGAGCCGCCGGTGCCGCATATCAGCTTTCCCAGGCTCTTTCTGCTGGGAAGATCACCCTAATGGACTGGCGCTCTCTGCAGAACGTCGGCATGGGTAACAAGAACATGCAGACCGGCATTCTCGACATCGCAAAGGCGATGGGTACTCTTGATGAAGCAGGGGTATCGGCGGAGGAAGTTCAGGAGAACTTCAATGGGTCTCTTGAGAATGGCTGGCTTAAGGCCGACGTAATGTCGAATTACCTTAAGATCATGGCGGGGGATATGGACTCCGCCGAGATGGCTGCTCTAGGCTTGTCTGAGGCTACTATCGAAACTTTCGAGAAGCAGCAGAAGATGGGCGAAGAGGCGGCTACAAAGGTCCGAACCTTTACGCAGCTCATGGACACTCTCAAGGAGGGTGTGGGTTCGTCTTGGTCAGAGACCTTCGATATCATCCTTGGCGACTTTGAAGTAGCAACAGATCTCTTCACCGGAATTTACGAGGCTATCGGCCCACTCATCGATAAGATGGGAACGGTTCGAAATGAGCTTCTACAGGGGTGGGCAGATAACGGCGGACGAACCCTTCTCTTCGGAGGCATCGTCGCCGGTTTCGAAGCCCTTCAGGGAGTGCTAACCCCTATCAAGGACGCGTTCCGAGATATTTTCCCCCCGGTGACTGCAGAAAACCTCAGGGCCATTTCCGAAGCCTTCAACAAGTTTATGGTTTCTCTCATCCCGGGTCCGAAAGCCATGGATGCAATCCGCAGAACCGCCCGAGGAGTCTTCGCAGTTCTCGACATTGGTCGAATGCTTATCGTGGAAGTTCTTAAGGTCTTTGCTGGTCTATTCAAGACCGTTTCTGGAGGGACTGGCGGATTTCTTGATATCACCGCGGCAATCGGCGACCTTCTCGTTGGATTCCGCAACGCTATTCGAGACGGCAAGATCTTTCAGAATATTTTCGGAGTCTTGGGGACGGTTATTCAGGTCCCAATCAAGGCGTTCGGGGCTCTTACGGGAGCTGTCATCGACTTCTTCAAGGGTCTCGACTTTGGTGAGGCTCTTAACCGACGAATTAGTCAGCTTGGCGAGTTCGGAGATACAGTTGCCCGAATCGCCGATATTCTCTTCAAGGGGGATTTCACGGGAGGGCCTTGGGAAGAGGATCACCCCATCGTTGATTTCCTCTTTGACATTCGAGAGTCTTTCCTCGAGCTAATGGAGATCGTTCCGACGGTTTGGAACATCCTGTTCAACGGTGATTATAGCGGGGCCTGGGAGGAGGATCATCCAATTGTCGACTTCCTCTTCAAGGTTCGAGAAGCTTTCCAGGATTTCTTTAGCGAAGGGAACTTCAACACTCTTCTCGACCTGTTCAATACCGGTTTCATTGTCGGCCTTGTGGTTCTTGTGAAGAAGTTCGTCGGTATGTTTAGCGACGGTCTGGACTCTGCCGATGGACTCCTCGACACGTTCAAGGGGGCCATTGAAGGCGTCACCGACACCATGGGGGCTATGCAGACCAGTCTCAAGGCGGACGCTCTTCTCAAGATTGCTGGAGCGGTTGGAATTCTTGTTGCTTCGATTGTGGTTCTGTCTATGATCGACTCTGACAAGCTAACTACGGCTCTGGCAGGTCTTACCGGGGCGTTCGTTCAGCTTGGTTTGGCTCTTATGGCCTTCCAGGCAATCGCAACGGGACCCGGGGTGGTCAAGCTCCCCATCGTCTCTGCGGGCCTTATTCTTCTTGGCGGGGCGATTCTGGTATTTTCATCCGCCATCAAGGTCCTTTCCACCATCTCCTGGGACGAACTTCTTAGGGGGATGGCGGGTCTGGCCGTTATGCTTGCTTCACTTATTGGTACGGTAAAGCTCATGACCGGCATGGGTAGCGGAATGATCGTGGCAGGGACAGGCCTTATTCTTGTGGCGACGTCAGTTCGAATCCTGACCAAGGCCGTACAGGAATTTGGGGCTATGGATTGGGAGTCCATCACTAGGGGGCTCACCGGCGTTGCCGCGCTTCTCGTATCGCTCGGCATTTTCACCCGACTGAGTGCCGCAAATGCTGCTGGGATTGGTCAGGGAGTCGGTCTCGTTCTTCTTGCCGCCTCTCTAAACATGCTGCTTGGGGTTGTCGAGAAGTTTGGAAACATGCCTCTGCCAGCTCTGGCTCAGGGTCTTATTTCTATGGCCGGGGCACTTACGGCGATCGCTTTGGCTATGCGAATCATGCCGGCAAATCTTCCGGTAACGGCATTGGGCCTTACGATCGTGGCTGGGGCACTTCTGGTCTTGGCAAATTCGCTTGGCGTAATGTCCCAGTTCTCTTGGCCCGAAATCGCCACTTCGCTCACTCTCCTAGCAGGGG